TGAGATATCCGACGGATATATGGACCGAGGACGCGGCACGGGCTCACTGTAAAGAAAACGATGGAACTTTCGAGCCAGCTGAGAAAGAGGAGGATTCTGTGAAAGACAATGAGATTGAAGTCCGCCATATTCCTATGGGAGAGATGCGAGCGGTGACAGACGAAGACGGCAAAATGGTCGTTGAAGGTTACGCCATCGTTTACAACCGCGAGGGGGATATCTGGGGTGACAAAGAAATTATTCTCTCGGGAGCTGCTACGGAAGCGCTCAAAGTGGAGGATCAATACTACCTGTGGCAGCATGATCCGTCGATTCCCCTGGCGCGGAAGAAGATCGGCACGCTCACGGCGAAGGAAGATAAGGATGGGGTGTTTATCAAGGCGATCTTTCCAGACACGCAGAGTGGCAAAGACCATTATCAGGATATCGCATCCGGCCTGGTGGACAAACAATCCTTTGCCTTCCGGGTAGCGGATGATGAATGGAAGAGAGAAACGATAGACGGTATGGAGTTCTGGAAGCGTTACATCAAGAGATTTGCGGAGATTCCCGAATTCTCCGCTGTTACGTTTCCTGCTTATACAGACACGACTCTGCAGACTCGCATGAAGGACCTGGCCTCAAAGAATAAGCCGCAACCGGAGGCGTCCGGTGAGGCAGGCGGGGCGCCGCCGGAGATTCTGAAAAGTGTCAGGGACAACATCGAGATGCAGAGAAAATCACTTATGGAGGAAATAAATGGACATTAGATTATTGATGCGAAAGAAAGACGAGCTCCTTGGCAAGAGACAGGCGATCTTGGACAATCTCGTCAAGGAGGGGCGCGGCTATACCGACGAGGAGCGGGAAGAGGACGAGAAGCTCCAGAAAGAGATCGCAGATTACGATGAGCAGATCCGCAACGCCCAGGAGATCGAGCGGCAGCGCCTCGGGATTCCCGAAGACCAGGAGACACCCGGAACGCAGACAACCGATCCAGAGCAAAGCCAAGCAGATCACCAGCAGTGGACTTCTTTCGGAGAGTTCCTTCAGGCGGTAGTACGAGCCGGAGCATCTGGGGGAAGAGTGGATCCCAGATTGATCGCAGCCCCCGAAGAAAGGGCTATGGGCTTGAGCGAAGGAGTCCCTGCAGAAGGCGGGTTTCTCGTTCAGACAGACGTGATCACGGAGTTGCTCAAGCGGACCTATGAGGCGAGCATACTCGCATCGCGGGTGCGCAGAATACCAATCGGTCCTAATTCGAACGGGCTCATCTTAAAGACTGTAGATGAAAAAAGCCGGGCGACGGGATCTCGCTGGGGTGGAGTCCATGCTTATTGGGCTGCGGAAGCGGGACCCAAGACGAAATCAACGCCGACGTTTGGCGAGCTCGAGCTCAAGCTCAAAAAACTCATAGGACTTTGCTACACGACCGACGAGCTCTTGCAGGATGCCGAAGCTCTTGAAGCAATTATCACTCAAGCATTCACGGAAGAGTTTTCATGGATGGCCGATGAGGCCATTTTCACCGGCACCGGCGTAGGTCAGCCTCTGGGGATCTTGAATGCTCCAGCCTCGGTGACTGTCGCCAAGGAAACGGGTCAGGCAGCGAATACGATCCTCTATCAGAACATCGTCAAGATGTATTCGCGCATGTGGGGTCGATCCAGGCCGAATGCAGTATGGTTGATCAACCAGGATATTGAACCACAGCTTTTCACCATGAGCATGGCGGTTGGCGCGGGCGGCATTCCGGTTTATATGCCGGCCGGCGGACTTTCGGCCAGCCCCTACGGTACGCTTATCGGGCGTCCGGTAATTCCGAATGAGCACTCGGAAACCCTCGGCACGGTGGGAGACATCATGTTCGCAGATCTCAGCCAGTACATCATGATCGACAAAGGTGGAATTTCTACCGCATCCAGTATCCACGTCAAATTTTTGTATGACGAAACGGCATTTCGCTTTGTCTACCGCGTGGATGGGCAACCGCTCTGGAGCATTGCCCTGACCCCGGCAAAGGGATCGAATACCCTTTCACCTTTCGTGGCTTTGGCTACGAGAAGCTAATAAAAGAGCAGGAGGAAAAAGAAAATGAACGTAGGCGAAAGAATGGGATTGATGACAATCCTGCCGTCGGTGCATCCGATAGATTCTAACAGCGGGGTAGTTGCCGGCACATACATCAGCCTGAAAAGGCATCAACGATGCACAGTTGTTGTAAGTCTTGGGGTTATGGCTGCCGGTACTATCACAATCGAGTTATTGCAGGCGCAGAACGTAGCTGCGGGAGGAGCGAAGGCGCTCAATTTTACCCACGTCTGGCGGATGGGGGGTAAAGTCACGCATGGAGTTACAACCGGAGCTTTCCAGGTTGGTGAGGTCGTCACCGGAATTGGCTCGGGTGCTACCGGACTGATCCATGAGATTCACAACGGCTACATGGTGATATACGAAATTCTCGGCGTTTTCGTAGTGGGAGATGTGCTGACCGGAACTGACAGTGCCGCGGAAGCAACGGCAACATCGGCGATGCTTGAGTACGGACTCAACTGCCGGGTGCCTATGGCCGCAGCGGCCAACACCATTGCTTTGACAATTGCCGGCGAGACATACGAGATCGAGATAGACCCTGCTACCCTCGACATCAACAACGGTTTCGACTGCATGGTGGCTGGAGTAAGTGGATCGGGAGGCGCAAACCTCGTGGCGATCAACTACTTGCTGAGCAAGCTGCGCTACAAGGAAGAGCCGCAGAAAAGCGCCTATTACGATTAAATAGGCGAAGGACTGAGATTGAAACGGGATTGCCTCTTTTTGGGGCAATCCTGATTAACAGAGTAATTTTACTCAGGAGGGTTATATGGGAAACGCATTTATTGACGGGGCAGGCTTGAGAAAGCTGCTCAAGGGAAGAAAGGTCGAGCGGGCGACGGCAACTTTGCCGCAGACCACCGCTGCTCCAATCTTCAACATTCTGGGCGGTCGTGTTGCCATGCTTGGCATTTTGGGAGAGGTGACAACTGTTCTGGGTGCCGTTGGCAATATGAGCCTAGAGGCGAATCCGACTGTAGGCACTCTTGCTGCGCTGTGTACTGTCTTGGCTGCCGGGACGCTGGAGGCGGGTACGCTTATCAGCATCACCGGCGCTGTAGGAGATGCCATGCTAGGTGTTAGTGCTGGTGGTGTCGAAATGCAACGCAGTCCGGTTGTGCTGCCTGTCGGTACGCTGGATCTGCGCTTGAGTTTATCGAGTACCGGGTCGGTGAGGTGGACGCTGTTCTACGTGCCCATCGACGATGGCGCATCCGTAGAGGCTGCTTAAACCATGAGACGGTTTGAAAGAGCGACCGGCGACGGTGCGGTGGCTATTGCGCTTTCTCCGACTATCCCATACCAGGTCGAAGAGATGCGCATCCATCTGGATGCTGTGGGCGGTGTGGGCGCAGGCAATCTCATAATCAGTCTTGATGCTTTGGGGGGTCCGGTATACGACGTGGTATTTCTGACGCAGGACATGGCGGCCGTCGCAGATCTGAGCTGGCTGCCTACGAGACCGCATTCTTTCATAGCCGGAGATATATTCAAGGTTGATTTTGCCAATGTGAATGACAAAACATTCGGCATCGAGGTCGTCTGGTCCGGGATACCATGAGGAGTGATGAAAAATGAGACGAGTTAGTAGAGCAACCGGAGCCGCAGCTATTGCCTTTTCTCTTATCCCCGGCGTTGCTTTTCAGGTCGAGGAAGTGCGTATTCATCTCAGCGCAGCGGGCGGCGCGGGCGATCTTACCATCAGCCTCGATGCCCTGACCGGCGCGGACTATGATGCGGTGTTTCTGACTCAGGATATGACCCTGGTCATAGATCTGGTCTGGCAGCCGGTAAGACCCCATAACTTTGTAGCGGGAGACGGGCTCGCGATTGCCTGGGCTAACGCCGGCACGAAGACCTACGGTCTCGAAGTCATCTGGTCCGCGATGCCGTAAGGGAGATAGACATGCTGATAATCAACGGAAGGCCGAGAGAAGAGACGACAGCCTTAACCGCTGATGAAAAGTCTCCACAGAAACGACGACCGCCAAGGCGGAGAGAAGAGCAGTATGAAATGGCGGTGAAAGAAGCGCCGGAAAGGGCCGTCAAGCGAAGGTCGAAGAGGTAACACATGCTCGGAGGGATTCTCAGAATCAAATACACAGGCGCACAGGCGAGCTGCGTCCTTGCGGCGGACACCACGGCGGATACCCTTACCTCCTCGATAGGCGCGGCAGGTGCCGAGGCACCAGACGCCAACTTCGGCGTGGCAGGCGTACTGGATCTGACCCTGGTCGCCAACAACACTGTGGCAAAACTTCAGTCCATAATCAACGGCTATGCGGATTACAGCGCCGAGATCTATGACTACATCAAGAGCGACATCGACTCGGCCGGGATCCTGGACGCCGAGATTCAGGCAAAGAACGTCTGGGCTTACCTGCTGTTCGACATAGCAAGCGTGCTGGACACGGCGAATGCGCTCATCAGCTGGGCGTTTGCCAAAGCGATGCTGGAATATGAGGATACGCAGCAGACCGTCATAGAGCGGATCATCAACGCATCAAGCCGGACCGCCAATCGCGAGACATCTCGCCGGCTGAAGGCTAGGAGCTACGGCGAGATTCTCGACGGCACGGGAACGGACACGATCGTCCTTCCGGAATACCCGGTCAATACGCTTACACATCTATACGCGGATTCGCAGCGAGTGTTTGGAGCAGCCACGGAGATTCCCGCAACCGATTATGCCCTGTACAAAGAATCGGGAAGAGTCAAGCTGTATTCGGGCACATTCCCCTTCGGGATCAAGACCGTCAAGGCGGATCCCTTCGATGCCGGCCTCGGATACGGAGGCATGGCGATTCCCGAGGACCTGCAGTTCGCCGTACTTGAGACCGTCGGTTGGAATGCGAAAAGGATCCTGGGTGGCCTTGGCATAGGCGAGCGAAGCAAGAGCAGCGGGGAAGGGGTGAACGTCACTTTTGAGATTACCACTCCACTGAACGCTCAGAGGGTTTTCGAGCATTACGCACGGAGGCTGATATGAAAATGAAGATAACCATCGATGATCAGCTTTCTCCTCTTCTGCGGAACGTGGGCGCAGAGATGCCCCGGATACTCAACCTGATCGTGGCGTCCATCGCAAAAGCGCATAAGGAACAGGTGAAAGACAAGTATCTTTCCGGTCAGGCTCTCCAGGTGAGGACCGGAGCGTTACGGGACGCAATATTCTATTACAAGATCAAGCAGGGAGTTTGGGAAACACGACCGATCGGTAAGTTTTTCAACTGGGCGCATGGATTTGAAACGGGCATGACGGCAGGTCGAGGTGTCCATATTTCGCCGCATCCGTGGGCTACGCCCGCATTAAAGGACATAGCGGGCAGCGTCGCAGACAGGATCATAGAGGAAATCATCTCGCGTGAAGTGACAAGGAAGCTCAAATATGCCTGATTATACGCCCTTCGAAGATATGCTGTGGGCGCTCAAGGACATCGTTATTGCCAACGTAGGGGCACGTTTAGCGCTGATCAAAGCAGACAAGGCCGATGGGATAGCATTACCGGATTTTAAAAACTATGGCATGGGCTACCGCGACCCCTTCGGCCAGACCTTGTATCCCTATGTGATGTTTATGCATGACGATGCGGATATCGAGGATTCGGCAATCGGTGCCGAATACGACAGATTTGTCGCTCAAGTGATTTACGTTCTCAAGCATAAAGACCGAGACACCCTTGTCAAGATGGATTTTCGCTACGGCGAGGCGATCCGGGGTGTTATAAACGAAAACGATACCCTGGGGGGAGCGGTGCTCCGCGCCCAGGCTACGAAAATAAACTGGTATCCTGCTATGGACGACATGAGTGCGGGAGCTGTGAGAGTAGAGATGCTTAAAGAAATACTGGTCTAGGAGGAAACAGATATGCCTTCATCAAAAAACATTAAGTATACGATAAGCCGACCGGAGTTTACTCCCGGGACGGAGGAAGCGAGAAAATTCGTGATACCCGTTACCGCTTTAGGGGGCTTGGACAAAAAGGTCGAGCGAGGAGAGGATCCTGCGGTCGTGGGATCCAACATGCTTGCGGGGGAATATCCTCTCGCATTCGATATCGGAGGCCCGATACCACTCTCTCCGCGTCCTTGCGGTGGCTTTGCCGCGCTTCTCAAAAGTCTTTTGGGAAGGGAGGACATACCGACAAGAATCGGTGGAATCATGCGGGTGAGATATACCGGAGTATCTGCAAGCTGCAAGCTCGTCGCTGCAAGCGATAGGACTCATGGCTTTCAGGAATGCGATCTCACCGGCATAACGCTTTCCACGGCGACCGGACTGGCTGCCACCACGCAGTATTATTTCAAAGTGACAGTCGACGGCGGAGCTGCGGTCGAGTATGACATCACGACAGGAACAGTGCTGACATACGATGTGATCATTCGATTGATGAACGAGGCCATGAACGAATCGGGCGCTTACTTTTCCCTGGTAGCCGGAGATCTGCGTTGCACCTCTCAAAGCGAGGCTGCGAGTTCGACAATAGTTCTGGCTGCAGGTGTTACAGGTCCTGATCTTTTTGCCGCCCTTACGGATTTTGTAGCTTTCGAAGCGGCTGTCGATGGCATCGCAGGAACCGCCATTACACTTGATTCTTACGTAGGCGCCAAGGGCGCCGAGGTGATTGATGCCGCCAACTTCGGCGTAGCGGGATCTTATGACCTTACTGATGGCGCCAACGATACGATGGCCGAGCTTATAGCTCTGATCGCCGCTGACACCGGATACGAAGCGGAGATACTCTTCGGTGCGGGCACCCAGGACACCCAGAATATCGTTGTATTCATGTACATCGAAGAGATGACTGTAACCCTAGCTACGGTTCTCGCCGACGAGACGATAACCATCAACGGACTGACCTTTACCGCCCATGTCGATACGACTACGCCTGCAAACCGGGAATTCGATATATCTGGTGATGATACGGCGGATGCCGGAGAGCTGGTTACCTGCATCAACGATCCGACCTACGGAGTGCCGGGAGTAACCGCCTCGAATGCGGGCGCGGTGATAACACTCGTCGCAGCAAACCCCGGAAGAGACGCCATAGTCGTTACGAGCGGTCATGACACTTTCGGCATTGCCTACACCAGCACGGCGAAACAGGGCAAGAATGTATGGGCTTATATCCTCTTTGTCGGCAATACTAGCACGGCATACGCTCATGTGTTCACGAGCGATCTTTCGGATGCCGAGAGGCCCGTGTATTCCATACAGAAGGACGGGTTTCACGACAATTTTCTTTATAGCGCTTGCGTAGCAAACAACCTTTCCCTCAGTGCCGCTCTCAAGGGCTTTGCAGATGGAAACGTCGAGCTCATCGGTTTTGAGGAGACAACCGGGCAGGTGCTTTCAGCTTTGCCGCTCGAGGACGTAGATCCTATGCGATTCCAGGGAGGCGGTTTCGCCTGGCAAGAGACGGACTATAACTATCTGCGCAGCATCGCCGTCAACATCGCCAACAATCACATGGTCGATGGATACGGGATCGCCAGTATGTACCGTGCTTATCAACAGAAAGGGATATTCGCTCTGGAGGGCGAATTCAACATTCGGTTAGATGCCACCACTTATGCCCAGAGAGTCAAATCGTTCGATGGCACGGTGACGGGGATGTCATTCTATTTTAAAAGCAAAGAGATCGAGACGAATATTCCCGAGATAATGCTGGTCGAGCTTCCCTACTGTGTGCTTTCGTTGTTTGACTTCCCCGAGAATGCGGGCGTGATCGATGCACACATGAGCTACAAGGCGCTGAATCCCAAAGGCACTTTGTACAACGATCCCGTCACGATGATTCTGGTCACTACCGATTCCATCCCCTATTAGGAGGTCGCTATGGCGGGAATCAACGATCTGAGAAACAAGATTAGCCGAAGCATCCAGGGAGAGAAGCACGAGCTTGCGGCTTTACCCGGTCTTTCGTTCAGACCGAGAAAGTACAGCTATCAGGGTGCGGAGGAAATCGCAAATTGTCAGGCAGAAATTCGCAAGATCGTCAAAAATCCTAAAGCTCTCAAGATACTCGGTCGTCTCGAAAAAAAGGGAATCAAAAACCTGACATTAAAACAGATCGCTGCCGAGCTGAGCGAAAAAGAGATGTTAACTTTTTTTGAGACTCTCGGCGAAATCGGCAATAGAAAGACGGCGCGATTATATGAGCTCATCTTGCTCTACGGAATAGGTGAGCACGATTTCAAGGACGACGAGGGAAAGCTGTGCGAGATCGACGAAGGGCTGGTCAAGACTCTATGCGAGTCCCGGGATATTGTGCTCGAGATGTCCGATGTGATTGAGGAGCATAACCGCCCTTTAGCATCGAGGACGTCCGGGACATTCGAGACGTCACAGAATGGATTGTAAAGGGAGAGAGCTTTGATGAAGAGACGGAAGACTATCCGGACGGCTCGAATCCATACGAGCTAATCGGACGGTGGGGTCCGTGGGCGAGGGAGTGCGTTAGATATATGTTGGATGAGAGATGTGGATTCAGGCGATTCAAATACGATCTTGCTCTTAATGATCAGCCGGCGATAGACCTGGAGATCTACGGCATTATCCGCAATAGATACATGCAGGTGCTAAAGGGAAAACCATCACATGGCTAAAGCCACGGTCCGAATAGAAGGGCAAGAAACAGTCTCGAAGGCCGCAAAGACATCTGAGCAAGGTCTTAACGGCTTACACAAACAGATCAACAAGGGCAAGAAGTTTCTCAAGGATCATGCCGTCGCCATAGGCGCAGTGGTTGCCGGTATGTATGCCATACATCGAGGTGTCCAGGACTGTATCCGGGCGTATCAAGAACAAGAAATGGCGGAGGCCAAACTAGAAGCAGCAATCAGGGCAACCGGCAAAGAAGGTGAGGTCTCTGCAAGGTTGCTGCAAGATCTCGCCAGCGAGTTGCAAGGCGTGACTACTTACGGCGACGAAGCTACGCTCTCCGCCCTGGCTATGTTGCAGCAGTTGGGTGATTTGAGCGAAGAGGGATTGGTAAAAATAATGCCTTTAGTGCAAGATTTTGCCTCTGCGATGGGTGTTGATTTAGAGACGGCAGCCAGTCTGGTCGGTAAAACGCTCGGAAGCACAACGAACGCCCTCTCTCGTTATGGCGTGGTGATCGATGCAACAGCTCCAAAAGAGGAAAAATTAGTCGAACTTGCAGAAGCGCTGGATGAAAAATTCGGCGGAATGAGCAAAACGCTTGCCGAAACATCTCTTGGCAGCATGAAGCAGTTGACTAATGCGTTTGGCGATTTGCAAGAGGCGGCTGGAGAAAGTATAGCCGAAGGCATGAAGCCGGTTACCAAGTGGTTGACGCTAGTTACTCAAAAAATAACGGACAGCGTCAACGAAATGAATGATTTGAACGAAGCCTTTGAGCTCCTCGGGAAAATAGCCGAAGGCGAGAAAAGCGATCTTGATGAGCTGAACACGGCAAGAGAAGCCCTTTTGAAACAGTTGGAAACGCAGAAGGGTTTACTAGGTACACTGACCCTCGCCCAGCAGGACGTCGAGGCGGCCGTTGCAGGAGTTACGGGAGTCGAGGCACAAAGGGAAGCGCAGATCAAAGACGGTATCGTTGCTCTAGAAGAAGAAATTGAATGGCTGGAACAGGTGATAAGGGTAGAGAAAGCTATGGCAACGGCAAAAGCCGAAGGAGATAAAGCTGAAGCGGATCGAATGGCAAAGGAGAAAAGCAATTTCGAAATTGTAAAAGAGATATACGACAAAACCGAGCAAGCCGAAAAGGATCTGCTTCTTGCTACCATCGCCCGGGTCGAAGCAATAGAGGGAACGAATGAAACGTTTCTTGAAATGAAGGAAGCGGCACTGGATTATCTACAGACACAACTGGAGGGATTTAAAGAAACAAAGGACAGTGTAGTTGAATTAGATACGGAACTAGAGGACATGACGAAGGACTATTACGATCTGCTCGACGTGGGAAATGTCAATCTCGACCTGGCACGCGAAATGAGTGACGAATATGAACGGCAAAGTGATTTAGTGGATGAGCTCGCGAGTAAACAGTTTGATCTTAAAGCTTCTTTTGAAGATATGCTGATGTCAGGACGCGATTGGGCGGATTTCTTGGCGGGTGAATTAGTAGATGCCTATACAGCCGGTTTTGAGGCATGGGGTACGATGATCCATGATGCCGAAGAAGGATGGGAACAGCTAAAGGAAGTTTTCAAAGACACGGGCCATACTATTTTGATGACTTTGTCAAAGCAGTTGATTGCTCAGGCCGCTTGGATGTTTGCAACGCTTAGACCAGCTATAGGATTTGCCGCTCTTGCAGCGTCTGCGGTTGCAGCTATCGCAGCAGGCTATGTTAAGGGCCTGGCAGGTGGCGGCTCTTTCGAGACGCATGGCCCCGAGCTCATCATGGTAGGAGATAACCCAGGAGGGCGTGAGCGGGTGGACGTTACGCCCGTCTCCAGTCCGAACAAGGCAGGACCAGAAAGCATAATTCATAATCATATCTATCTCGATGGTGAGAAGATTGTAGATTTCATAAACAGGGGAGTGCGAGATCACAAAATATTCGCCAATGTGACTGATTGATATGCGTATACTCTGGGATAACGAGTTCGATAAACACATGATCACACCGGCCTCCGAGCACGGCGGCTATCCCGCAACGAACGTGCAGGATACGCGCCTCTCGCGGTATACTCGCACGACGGCGGTGGATAATCAAACGTGGAAAATCAACATGACAGCAGCGCTGGAGTTTTCCTGCTGCGTTATTGCAGGGCACAATATAACCGCCGCAGCCACGATAAAGATACAGGCAAGCAACAATGACTTTGTGGCGATACCTTTTGAGTCGGTAATTCCCCACAACACGGGACACATGGTTCACTTCTTCACGCCCGGAGCGAGCTACAAAGATTGGCGTTTCTTTGTACATGATCCGACAAACACGGATCTGTATATCAAGATATCGAGACTGTTTTTAGGCACCTATCTGACGATCGAAAAGGGACCGTACAGAGAGTTTACTGACGAGCCGATAGATACGTCCCGGGCGACGACTTCGCAGACAGGCCAGGTGTACGGCGATAAGGGAATCGTGCTCAAGCGGTACAGCTTGGAGTTCAAGAAATGGACACACGCGATGGTCGAACAGATCAAAACCATGTTTGAATCTGTGAAGATGGTCGATACTTTTTTTCTTCTCATCGATGAAAACAATCAAGACAAGCTCCCTCCGTTGTATTGCAGGATAGAGGAACACGCAGGATATTCTCATTTGTCATACTGGCAATACAGGGGAAGCATAACTTTTCTGGAGGCGCGATAAATGGCTGGTGATATTATTCCTACGCCGGCAAACGGCGCAGCGGATTGGAGCGATTTTCCGGTCCAAGTTGAGAAGCAGCGGGCGGGCTTTCAAGCAATTTCTCTCACTCATTTTGACGATGCCCTCGAGCCGGAGATTGCGGCGGGATCTATTAAGGAGATAGGTAGCGCAATCGCCAAGTTCGACATCAACGAGCCGATCACCGGCTGGGGTGCGATCGGAAACGATAACGACGTGTATATCAAGCTCGTGCCTGCTCCTCCGATCGTAACGGCTGAGTTCACGACAGATGTTCCGGTTTGGAGCCACACAAAGCAAGGCTGGTATGGGGTTGGTGGCGCGGCGACCCATGTATACATCGGCGGGCTCTACAAGGACGAG